CCACTGACGGTTCTTGCCATCTGGGGTAGATAAGCGTGTCACCATTGGATCAATCAGCATCTCAGCCAACTCATGCGCGATGACAGAAATTACGCCAGGGGTAAATCGCTCGCCGTGGATCTGGATATTCTTTAACTTAAACGCTGGCGAATAAGTGCCAAAGATAGAGCGAGAGCCGTAAGCATCTGCACGAATATACGCAATAGGTTGTCCGTTCACTACTTCATGGTAGCCAAGTGCAGTCTTTTGCATCTTGGGATTTGGGAAATTATCTACGATGCAAAGGTTCCATTGCCCTGCTAGGCGAACAGGCGAAGCGAGTACGACATCGTTACCCATATCCCACTTACTGTCCACCAAGCCTGCAAATCCTGTAAGGATCCGCGCTGCGGTGCTTAAATCAGACTGTGTAATAACTCGCTTTGATTCGTTAACTAGGTTAATTGTCATCTTGCTCCTTAATGGTCGGTGCTGTAGAAGCCGCCAGTTCGAAACTGGACGGCGGTGGGGTAAAAGACTCGATCCATGAGGCTGTCGCAGCACATGGGGGAAGTAGATTCTTCATGGATGGACCGTTCTAAGATTTGCTCACTACCGCAACTGCGGCACTTATAGTCGTATTGTGGCAATCTTCTCTCCAATCAAACATCCTGGCACACACTCCCATACCAGTTCGTGATAACTTTTACCTTCAATGCGGCGCACTAGCGCCTTACATTCAGGATCGTGGATGTGCTTGGTCATTGTTCGCCTTAAAATAACGATGCGCGGAATCTCTATCTTTTATACTGTTTTTGTTAAGAAGATAACCGATTCTTAAATTGTAATAAAAATTACGGATCCTTTTCCATGGCATGACCGCATGGCGATGCGCCACAACAAGCCATCCTTCACGACCTTCTGGCAACTGCATGCTCATTCCTCGCCCTTTCCAAAGGGATTAGTACCGCCTAATTGATTAACAAGGCGCCTCATAGCGCCTTCTACCTTACGATGTGCTGTTGTATCGCTCACTTCTAACACTTCGGCAATCTCGGCAAAGGTTAGATTCTGCTCATACTTCAATTCTAGCACGTCCCGATCCATCTCATCTATCTTAGATAGCGCGTTGCGGACATCAAATAGTTGGATGACATAGTTGCCACCCTCGGCTGGATTACCAGCCCCAGATACTTTCTCGCCGTCTAGTTTGGTCGTCTCTACGACATCGCCCCAGACGAAGGGTAGCAATTCAGATAGGGTAATAGGGTCGTAGTACTGCTCATCGCGCAATTCATAGCCCAACTTCTGGGCCTTAAGGCGACGGCAATACTTATCGGCTTGGCGCGTGAGCGTCTTGCCTAACTGCCTCACCCCACCCTTGTAATCCTCTGGCTCCTGGTTATGATCTAACCACTGCTTGACTTTATCCTCACGGCGCCAGACCCAGACAAGTAATTCTTGGCGCAGGTCTGATACATCGAAGTAGACGGAATACTTACGGTGTACTACACGCGCAACTTGGCTGGCTACATCCGTAGCCTCTGATAGCCAATCACTCATAGCAAACTCGAAGGGTCATGTAGATCTTCCTGTGGCACCATGTAGGCAGGTATTCTCATCTTCGTGTCCCAGTATTGATCTGCCTGCGCTTCATAGCCCCAGAACCAGCCGTGGATAACGCCAGTGTGGTAGGAAGGAAGCGTGACGAGTAGATACTTGCGCTCTGGGTTATCATCTTTACCTAGCAATAGTTTACCTGTGGCATAGGCGGTAGTGCGTACTTCAAACTCGCCCACGTCGCCCATCTTACGTTCTTCAAATACCGCAAATGGGTATTTGTCCATCCACCTAGCGACGACTAACTCACCTAAGCAACCCGATACTTCACGCGCTAATTGTTCAACCCACGTCGGGGCAGCACCTTTGCTGTTCATAATGCCGATGGCGCGGTTGTGATTAAACCGCGCTACCGCTTCGGTAGTTGCGTAGGCTACGTCGCCAGGAGATAGAGCAATACTTACCATCGCCAGATTTTACCATCCACAATAAAAGATTTGTTAACGATGGGAACAAGTTGTGGGATGACGGTATTTCCTTCTACGCTTAAGATGCCAAAGCCCTGCTGCCATGTGAATAGCCCAGCCTTAATGTACTTAGCATGCTTAAGGTTCATTAGATGGCCAACCTCTAAGCCCCATACAGTCTTAGATTTACCAGCCCACGATTGCGTCCAATGGGTTAAACCCATCCTGTGCGTATGTCCACAGACGACGCTGACACCAGCCCGCTTTGCAAGTCCAAGAGCAGTTGATCCAGCAGTGGGTTGAACATTTCCTTCGTCGCCATGAACAAGTATCCAATTTGGTGCAAGTTCGTATGGTTGGTGGTGATACGTAATTCCAAGTTGATCCAATTTGAGGAACTTTTCAATTTCAAGTTCAGGCAAACCAATAAACCCTGGTGCATTGTTTCTGATTTTATTGTACAGCCTGTCACTGTGATTAGACCTTGAGATATGTCTGATCTTAAGTGATTCAAGTAGCCGTACAGTAATGTCTCGGTGTTGTCCGATGTCATACTTCCATTCTCCTGGCCCGCCTTGCTCCCATCGGGAGATTTGTGGAAAGTCAATCTCGTCACCTACGCTCACCACCTCGTCTGGCTTGTATGCCTTGATAAATTTTGCCAATGTAGCCGTCGCATCAACATCATGGTAAGGCGACTGAAGATCCGACACGACAACTATCTTTTTCATCTACTTGGGCCAAACCTCTCGCTCGACCATCAACGCGATTATCGCATAGTTGGCTAGATCTTTGAACGAATCCTCGATAGATTCGTGGTTAGGCGTTGTTTTGTTTGAGAATAGATTCTTAAGACGCTCGAATTTATCGCCAATACGGACAAGCAGACCGTTAATAGCACCACCGTGAGCATTATTGATATTACCTGGACCATAATCGGCTTGCTTCGTAATGAGTAAGTTACCGATTTCATCGCACACCTTCCACACTTCTGTCGCAAAGTTATTATCGCGTGTCACTCTCGAATCCCAGGGTAGCGGATTACCGCTATTCCCGTTGATATCTCTATCGAGAGGACTTGAAAGCCAAGGCCTTCCAGGAACTGACTCACCAAGATAATTTCTGATTCTCTCACTCATTACGCACCTTCCTGTCCACGATAGAGCCAGTTTTGGCTATCTTCATCCAACTCGTAGTAATACACTATTGTACCACCTGTGTACAATTTCTGCTCCATTTCGATGACGGTCAACGCCCATAAAGGTTCTGGCACTTGCGCGCCATCCTTCGGTCCGCCGATAAACTCAGACATTATGGCTTAATGATTTCGTCGTCATCCTCACGTTCTATTTCGTGAAGTAGGTACACAACTAACTCTGGGTTATCGCGCAAGACATTAAGGAAGTGATAGCCGATAATGTCGCATACTTCTTCTACATCAAAGCGCTTGCGGGTTGAGAAGGGCGTTTCAAAGATGACAGCATGAGTAATCTCATGCACCAGTACGCGCAGTTTTTTATCCTCTGGAATGTCTGGGCGTAGTTGAATCGTGTTTGTGTCAGATGTGGTAAGGCCGTAAGTATCAGGGTCGGCAAGGTCGAATTTGATCTTGTACCGCTGCCCTGATACGTTAATAAACTTAGGTCGTTTCATGCTCCCACCTTATCTGCGAACCAGCCTGAACCTTCTGAAAGATAGACGTCGTTTACATCTTGGTTAGGCGGCAACTGTACCACAGTTGCGGTATTTAAGTCCTCTTTGATCCGCCCTGCAAGTTCTTGGCCAGGATTCCGACCATCTTCCTTCTGGTCGTTATCGGCAAATATAAGTATGCGGTTGTACGACTCAAAGAGTTTAGGGAACCATACTTTCCATTGGGATACTCCCGCCACGCCAACAGCAGGTATGCCAGTGAAAGCCGACACGATAATCGTATCAATCTCGCCCTCGCAAATGGCAATCGTGTCAGAGTATCGGTGCAAATCACCAACATTAAATAGCCCAATCTTTTGACCCGTAGGCCAAAGATACTTAGGTGTACCGTCACCAATGGCACGGAACTTAATACCGACAACCCCAGCAGGAGTGATGTAAGGGATTGACAGACGGCCAACTGCATGCTCATGGCCAGCACTAGGCTCCACGACGCTTCCAAGACGGAAGGTACTTGCCACTTCCTTGGTTATGCCGCGTGCCGCTAGGTAAGACGCTGCCTGTGGCGTTAGATCGTTGTGATATTTGTCTGCTGCTTCCGTTAGCAATCTTCTCTGCTCTGCGTTTAACATCCTTAAACTCCTTAATATCCTCTTTGCGTGCTACTAAATCATACACATCCCCTAGCAAGTTACATACTAGACAGTTAAATACCTGCTTGTCTAGGTTATATGCCGCACTGGCATGAGAATCCTCATGCACCACACACTTACATGCCTGCCATCCGTGACGCTCTACGACATGTACGCCGTAATGCTCTAGCACGGCGCCAAGGTCAGGCTTAGTAATCACAATTTCGGCTCTCACAACTCTTTGCTTCTAGTTTCATAATAAAGCGAAGAATCTCCTGTAATTCCTTTAGGCTTCTTTCGGTTGCCATTAGTTTCTGGCTAAGTTCATCGCGTTGCTTTCGCAACGCTTCATTCTCAATCCTACCGCTTTCAAGGGCCTGCTTCATTAAAGTTTGCCCTTTGACTTCCGTAATGGGATTTTCTGGCTTAACTCGATTTATGTCACTCACTATCCGCTCCGCTCATTCGTAGCCAGGTATTCAAATCGCTAATTACCCAACTCTGGTCAAGTCCTGCCATGCGGCGCTTGACAATGACATAGGCTGGTGGAACTGGTGTGATGCCTCTGGCCTTAGCATAGTTGGCCGCCTCGGTTGTAGCCTCACGCCAGAACTGCGGTAGGTCCATCTTGGCAGTTGCTTTCAGTTCAAAAACATAAGGCTTACCAGCGACAAACGCCACGATATCACCCTCGTCATCTTTACCCGCTAGGCGCAAACGCTCTGCGTTAACCCCTTTAGAGCGTAGCCACTTAAGGATGCCAGTTTCAAATGTGGATCCTTTGCGTTTATTCGCTGCGCTCATTCCATCTCCCTTGAAGTTACACCGACACGCATCTCGCGTATGTCTGAGTATATCGTCATTCTGCTTGCATCGGCCCATAGTGTTAAGTAGTTATCACCAGTGGCGCTGTGCTTAGCAAATCTGTTCTTCACGCATGCCACCCGAAACTCGCCTGAATGTGGCACCAATGCCACGGTAAGGATCATCTCTGGTAGTTGTGCGATCTTACCTTGAATAGATTTACGACTTGGTGGCAGGTCTGGCTTGCCTTCTGCTTCGCTTGTATGGTGCAACAGTACCACTGCCGCCTCAGTCTCACGTGCTATATGGTGCATAGCCTTGGCAATCTCTCTTAGTCCAGACCAGTCATCGCCTGCCATAGATACCACGTTCATAGCGTTATCTACGATAATCATATGCGGATACTCGCCATAGGCTTCGCCGTATGCTCGTATTGCAAGATCAATCTCATCTAGCGTAGGAGAAGGTGCAAAGTCAAACTGTAAGTGCAAAACTGTTTCCAGTTCCGAACCGTAAAAGTCTTGGCCTGCGCCGCTGGAGAAGGCTTCCTCAACGGTATCTGTTCTATGTCCCGTAATCATTGCTGCGGCACGAATAGCCGTAGTGTAGCCGTCTGTATCTGCTGATATGTACAGCGTCGGCACCTTCATCTGTACTGCCATCCATAGGGCGATGAGTGATTTACCAGCGTTAGGTGCGCCAGCAATCATTGTCATCTGTCCCCTGCGAAACCTAATCCCCTCTTGAACGAATGAGGGGAAAAGGTCTGGTAGCAGTGCATAATCGTTTGTGCTTTTCGCTGCCGCTTGGTGTAGTGACAGCATCGCTAATTACTTTGCGAAGTTAGGCTCGCACTGATCTGGCGTACCCTTGGCAGTAGGGCAGAAATAGCCCTTCCATGCCTTTGGTGCGCCTGGTTTAGACTCACGGAAGGTACGTGCGCCATGCTTGCATTGGTCAATGCTGAGAGAGAGTGGTGATACTGGTGCTTGCGCCGCTGGTGCGCTGATAACAGTACCGCCAAGTGATTGCTCGATAACCGATACGGCATGCTTGCCAGTAAGGGCTGCTGATGTATTGGCAATAAGCGCCGCAAGATCGGCTACATCGCCTAGTTGTTGCTCCAACTCTACTGCGTTATCTGCATAGAGGTTAATCAATGTGCCGTCAGCCAACTTGAAGTTGACTTGAAGCGTTGTTGTTTCACTTGCCATTTACTTGCTCCTTTGTGATTGTTGCTAGTGAGTCATATATTGTTGAAAGTTCTCCGCCGACGACGTAACAGTAATCTTTTACGCCACAAGTGCGACACGACATACCGATATTTGGTAAAAAAATTTCTGCCTCTAAGCCACGGGCGAACTGTGCAAACAGTTCGGTAAACAGTTCGATAGTCCAGCGGTGCATACCTTCGGCTTCCTCGAACTTAGCATCACGCGCTGAGTAGAAGTAGCCACGGGTAGGACGTACGCCAAACTGTTGCTCCATCATGCAGGCGTATAAGCCCAACTGCATAGATGAATCTGGTGTGCTAGAGCCAGTCTTAAAGTCTACCACAATTAACTCACCTGTGGGTAATACACCTACAAGGTCTGCAAAACCTTTGATAAGCACGTTACCAAAGTATTGATTAAAGCCCAGTTCGATTCCTGGCTGTCCATCTGGCGTCTGCCAGATCCTGATATGACTCTCGCGCCATGTAGCCACAAAGTCCTGAAACATCTTAAGGCCGTTCTCGTCCCACCAAAGTTTGTTCTCTTTGTCGGGATACTGCTTACTAGCCCTACCGCCACTGCGCCAATCTGTTGGATTGGTGCCAGTGCGTTGTTCGATGTCGGCTATTGCCTCAGTAAATGATTCTTCCCAGATGGCTTCAAGATTCATCTCGCTCCACCTTTCCAAATACAATCTCTTGGGCTTTGCGTAAACCAGCGACATACTCGCCGTCACTTTCTCCAACGCCATCGCCCCAACTAAGCATAAAATCTTGAATCTCTTTCTCAATCAACGCTGCCAAGTTACGGCGCATGATTACTTCACCCTCAACAAACGCCTTCTCGAAGGCTTGCTTGCTGATGATCTTTGCGTGTTGTCTACCCATTAGTCGCAATCCTCACAATACTCGTCATTGTCCCAATCGTACAAGTCTAGCAACTTCTCTGCTGACCATTCGTTAATCCAAAGTATGAAGCGGGTGTATAGACCGATTCTCATTTGTCCACCGTCGTCACGACTGTTGCAAGGCTACTGCATGATACGCAGGTAGCATCGGTGAAGTAGATTCCAATTTCATAGTCATCGTCAAACTTACATTTGACGTTCCACCATTCAGATCCGCATGGACATACTCTAATCGGACCGAGCGAACGATAGTCTGCTTCGCTACCTTCTGTGGGTTTAAGGTTTGTAATATCATCCATTGTCCTTACCAAATTCTGCTAGTAGGAATTTCTCTGCGGCACTGTGGAAAGCACTTCCGCCTGCGAAGTACCAAGCAGGTTCCGATGGTGCCTTCATCTCACGTTCTAGTTGAAATGCTTTGCCACATCGTAGCCATGATGTAAATGCACTAAATGATCTGTGTTGGATAGTTGTTTCGTTCATGTCTGAAAGGTAGCACACCCTTAAGTGTGGCTGTCAAATCGAGCCACGCGGGCGCGGAAAACATTTTTGCCTATGGGTCGAAAATGCCAGAGGCTCGATTTGACAAGAGCCGATGGCTACCGCTACAATCGGAGCGATAGCGACGGCCGTAACCGAGGGAAGCCTATGGGGCTTCCCGTTACCGAGGCGAACGGCTACGGTGATAGTGAGCCTACCGTAAAAAAAACAAAACAAAAAAAACCGCCCCACCGAATTAACGGTGAGGCGGTAATAAGCAGTTACTAGCATGCTTAGGCTGTCTTACCGACGAAACGGTAAGCGATGAACTAGTTAGATGCCAGTGGCACCCGTTGCAGATCCAGGCAGTACTGCTACCTTTGGTTGATTCAGCGTTGCTTTACCAACGGCATATACCGAAGCGTACTTCTTCGCTTGTGCGATAAGTTGTCCGAGTACAGGACCGAATACCGCAGCAGCAGCCGCTTTGGCTACGCCAAGCGGATGATGGTCGCCTGAAAACCAGACGCCAGAGGCGGTTGAAACAAAGGCAATAGCGTAATGTTCAACAACCGTTACAATTTTTGATGGTATCTTCATGCTTCTCCTTATGGTTGAGTGGTTAAGCCCTTGATAAATTCTACCATGGGAAAGTTAACCCCTGGGTCGCTATGCCCGCCAACGATTTTTAATGCCCGAGAGATGTCGGCATGGGTACAGATACCCTTTACCGTATTATCTCCGTTGTGGATAGCCACAATTTGGGCATCGGTGAGGTGTACCGCAGGGATGCCATATGCCCTTAAATCGCCCGAGATTGCCTTCTGAGCCAGTTTTATTACTGCCGACTCATAACTATCCGCCCACTGGGCTGCAGTGTTGCTAGCGTGGCCTACAAGTTCGTAGGACTTAGAGCGTAGATTGAACGGGAAATCATCAACGGCCCAGGCTGTATCTTGATCGCCAACAGAACAGACGATAAACTTATTGTCTACCATCTCCTGTGCTGACGCTTGTGGCGCCGTTTTGCCAGCAAACCATTGGGCTAGATGTTGAGCCTGACCTGGTAGTTCTTGGTCCTCGGCGGAATGTAGAACGATTGCTTGAATCTTGTCGCCTTGTCGTCCTGCGCTGTAATGTAGTGCTGTAGTTACTGCCATATCAACCTCTCCGCTAAATCCCCTGGCGTAGCCAGGAAATCCTGCTTTGCTATTACTAGCCCGCCTTTGCGGTAACACTCTGCGACAAGTTCGGAGCAGATGTATCCATTGTGACGAGCAAGCCTATCCAAGATCTTTTCGCTAAACAACTTTAAGCCGAGAATCCTAAAAGCAATATCGGCAATGGTAATGAAACTATATGGTTGCCCAACAGCCTCACGGGCTGCATTAACAATCATCATCCTTTGGTTGTCATCCAACTCTTCGTGTTGGTTCCAGGCGATATCAGTCCAGTTGGTAATCGAATCTAACTTGACGCCAGATGGGTCGGCAGATACAACCTTGTTGTTGCCAACATAGATAACCGCATGGTTCCAACGGGAAAATGTGCCAAGGCGGATTAGCCAACCAAAGAATCCATGCGTCTTGATGACGCCGTAGTTACCAAGCGTAGGGGTAAATTCACTCACGTTTTAGATGCTCCCAAATCTTCTGGATGGTTTTATGCGATGCGCCATCAAGGTCTAAATCGCGCTGGATAATCTCTCTATCTTTATCGCCTTGGCGATTGGAAGAATTAAGGATAAGGATTGCCAGAACGATTGCCTCTAGCGAAAGGAGCATTGTGAGGAAGTTAAATGGAAACTTCTCTGGCTCAAATACAAACCAAGCCGTCCACCAGATAAGGTGCAAGATAAGAAACTGTGGTGTACCACAGTAGTAGGAAGCCCAGTCAGATAACTTTTGAAACAGATGATTAAGTTTAGCCACGCTCATCCCTATCAAATAGAACCTTAACATCTGCTTTGATTTCGTTTTGATTTTCAATCAATGTATCAACCTTGTTAATCATTCCCGTCTTGCCATCGTTGTATAGCGCGTATTCAATCTTTCTCATTCTTGAATCCATACCGTGAACGTGTTTGATAATCCAACCCAACGCTCCAAGGATCATCAGCGCAATACCCATGTAGTAATAGATAGCGCCTGAAAGGTTTACTTGGTTGGTTAGGGTTGTACTAACATCCTTAAGCATGGTTGCGCCTTTCGGTTATACGGTGCGGAATTGGACGGTAATTATTCCACCATACCCAGCAAATGCTTTGCTAGGTGGGGCGGTGTCAGTAAACTTCATGGATTCAATGACGCCTCGTACCTGCTCGCCACTTCTAAAGTCCTGCAAAACAATGACATCGCCACTGGATTCAGTAGCCTCAAGGGCTTGGATACGCTCCCATGTGCGGCCTTTATAGCCGATGGACATGTTGTAACGGTCCTTCTCCCTGTCAAAGGCAAGCAGTGGTAGCGTGATGATTCGTTCACGCTTTACCGCTGGAAGGGCTTTAAGTTGATAGCCGTTGAAAGAATCTTCTTGGCCAACGAGTTGGCCTGTGCCAGCATAGAGTGTGAACTTAAGGGCGATAGATTCTTTAGGGCTAAGGTCGTATTGATCTAGGCCAGTGATGTCTTGGGTAAAGTCGAAGTTCTGGTCTACCTTAATGATGTCGGCTACTGAGCCGTCGGCATCCACAGATGAGACTTTCAACTTACCTGCCATCGGCAAAGTTTGACGCAACTTGACCAACTCAAAGTGCTTGTCTTCAAGTGTGAAGTAGCGAATCTGGCCAGTCTGCAAATAGCCACTAGCGCATAGCGTTGTGGCTTGTTGATAGATACCGATGCCCTTAACGCCAATAACCAATTGATTCGTTTGGCCCATGACACAGACAGATGTTACCTCTGCGGTAGATGGCACACGAAGGTGTGTAGCCCAACCCATCTGCAGCGCACCAAAGTCACGGCTCAGGTCAATCTTGATTAAGCCAGATGAGTAAGTGCCGTCACCATTATCTATGTAATTAGATACCGTAACGTAGGCGAACCTATCGTTAAAGGTGATTGACCTGGCTGGTAGGCCAGAAAGAATAGTTGCGCTTGCTGGATCGTAGCCGTTGGTAACTACGATGATTGGGCCGTAGGTAATGTAACCATTAGATACAAAGCCAGATGTATCAATGGTGCCGATACGAATACCCTTGTTGGTACCGATGACGATGTACTTGCCAAGGTATGCACCAAGGCAGTAAATCTGCTCACCTGTTGGCATAATAGCCGCTTCAAGTGCGCGAGTGAGAAGTGGCACTTGGCCAGTGGTTGTATCTAGCGCAAGACGGAAGACGGATGAATAGGTGCCAGCGAAGCCTGCAATATAGATGTTGTTCGGCCCTTCGGCGATAGCCGTCCAGATGTAGTTAGGATTTGGATGGGCATAGATGGGAAGGTTGTTATTGCTTGCCAAGGTTACGGTACCAGTGGAAGTTGTCTGGCTAACCGCAGCGTTGTTAATAAATACAACAAATGATGTGCTATTAGGCACAGCGATTACAGACCATGTTCCGTTATATGGGGCACCAGCGGATGCAACCGTAACTAGCGAACCGACAACAAAGTTATGTGCCGATGTAGTTGTAAAGGTAGCGTTGTATGAGCCGTCAATCTTGGTATAGGAAAGGTTGTAAGAAACGATAGGCTGTACTTCAAAAAGGTAATTATTGATACCAGCAATAAGGCGTTGCTTAACCCAACCAAGGGTGACGTTAGTAACCGTACCCACCATTGATGGGTGGGTGAAGATTGATGTTCCGCTGGCGCCACCTGTAAGTGGGCCTTCGTAGATACCTGTGGCGTTAGCGGCATAGTAGTTTGTGCCATCGGATGCTAGGGCTAGGATTGTACCTGAGCCGCCCCATGTCAAGGTTGTGGTTGTACCAGCGGCAGTGGTGCGGTAGAGCGTACCGTCAACTGCTGATAGGTAAACATCTACACCATTGGCATCTGTGCCACCAACCAACTTAGGAGACAAACCACTGCTAACGGTAATGTTCCCATTGGCTGTTACATCTGGCAAGAGTGTTACCTTGCCAATGTTGAATACATCTACGCCAGCAGATTTGTTAAAACG